ACTAATTCAGCTCTTACTACCGTGGGTGATGCCAGTAGGAAAAGTAAAAGCCATTTCTTCATTCTTCTTTCTTTTTAGCCATGGGACAATTTACGGTTTGTGGTTTACCGCCACCATTTTTATTATTTGTCTGGAGTCCGAAGGAATAAAGTGCAGAACCAAATATCGAAGCAACGAAGGTTATATCGGTGTTTTGGGTCTTCTTTACCATCGGAATCTCAACGTAATTTAGAGTTATGACTCTCAAATAAAGCCCGACCAAACAACCACGCCTAGACGTACAAAAGTACCCAACACTTCAAGATGATGTTCGGTATCTTCCGCTGCATTCTTTAATTTAGCTAGGAGGTTTGGTTTCGGGCTTCTCTTTTCTTCTTGCGGTTTTCCTTCCATTTATCTACTTTTTTCTGTAGGAACTTTTGAATTTGTTTCTTTAGTTTGTCAAATAGAGGAGTAGCAAGGGTGGTAGTGGCTACGGCTGCTACAGCTGCATAAGTAGCCGTTGCGACTACTTCAGCTGAAGGTAAGGGTAGATCTATTTTTACAACTGGTAC